ACCATCAACGCCGCTGACAACAATAGGGGGACATTCACATTTTTTAACATTATTTAACTCCTCGATCCTTTTGTATGAGTTTTGTAGTTGTTCCTGTAATTCTTTTACATTATTTTTAAGAATATCAATCATTCCATCCTTCTCTAGGATTTCCCGTCGATATAATTCAAGTTCTGATTCTTCGTGATTTCCACTCATCAAGCAGTTCCTCCTGTACTCTGTATGCCTCAACTTCCCAAGGCAGGTTCAGATATTCCTCGCGCGTATCATAAAAGTTACACTCGCTGAATAGTTCTTTCCTCACATACTGCTTCACGTGAACCATTTCATGAAAAATAGTTGTAAGAAAATTATCTGTTAAACTGAGTTTCTTGTTAATCTGAATGAGATATTCGCGATAATCTGTATCTTCACACGTACCATCATATCCCTTCAAATTTTTGAGTTCGACATTAACAATACATTTAGTGATGCGGGGCATCAGTTGCAACCAAGCGAATGATGATGCTTGGTAAGCAAGTTCTCTTTGCCTTTTACTTCCGCCTTCTACAAAGATCATTCATATCTCCTCTTAATTATGTATATTATTATATCATATTTTTTCAGATATGTAAAGCTCTTTATCGCCTATCATCTTCAAGAGGTTTTTTGCTTGTATCCCAATTAGGGGGAGGAGTAATCTCACCCCTCTTACCATACTTCACAGTTTCTACATTGTTGCCAACTTTAATTTTAATATTATCGTGCATGTGATGTAATTTAAACTTGATATCTTTAAAGTCGGCAAATATTTTTTCCCAAACTGGACGCCAATTATTTTGTAGTCTATTATTATTCATATTACCGCGATCTGATTGCATAAAGAAATCGCTTGAACTTCTTAAGTTCCAATCGAAAATTACATCAAATCCATACATATGAATGACTTCTGCTTTCAGGTTTTTTGCGGCATAGTATACTGCCATATGCCCGCAACTAAAATCTGTGTAAGTTGGGCAGTACTTAGGCATTGCGGTATAGAACTGGCGAATCTGATGCGACCTCTGCATATGGAATTGAGTATTTTTTTCCATATAAATTTTTGGTCTCATACCCAAAACCCATTGACCAGGAACATCTATCTCATTCCTGTGTATTGCTCTCATCATTTTGAAATCAACGATGATACTGGCATACGCATCTGGGACTTCAAACGGTGGTAGATTACAAGTTAGTTTAAGACCCTTTCTAGGTGCTTCATTATAAAATGATGCGGAATCGCCGTTACCAATTACATGAACAACTCTAGGCATTTTGTATTTTCCTCATACTCTCTGCAATTTTCATTTTCCCACGAATACGATCTTTTCCTTTATCGCCAGTCCAATGAATAATTTTAGCATTCATTGCTGGTTGGTTATCCCTCTCAATTTGAAGTCTTAACCAATTATATTCGTTAGGAACCTCTTTTATATATGTCATTCTTGTGATAGGATTTAAATGTGCATGAAGTGTTTCTTGATCCCCTCTTATTGGGTTTTCTTCAATCGCTTTTATCCATTGCAATAATATGTGAGGTCGTCCTCTAAATCCTACCACTCCGGAGTTATACATTTCAGTTTCCATTCTCTTTGACCATGGTTTATCCTTTACCATCGACAACTTATTATCTTCAATGTAATCAAACAATCCGGATATATTATCCATTATTTCGCAATCAGTGTCAATCCAAAAACATTCTTTTGCGGGAATGTTTGCCATAGAAACAGGTTTATAGAACCATGCCTTTTGCCTCTTTTCTTCTGGAATATTTTTTATAAGATCCATCGTACACCATATCATTGGATGAGACGCAACCCATTGGTAAAACCTTTCAGAAACACCAAAGTTAGCGAAACAGATAGGAAACCTGTTATTATGCTTAGCATAGTTCTCTAGAAACCAGGGAACCTGCCATTCTGTATTACTATCACCACCAATTAAAATTGCTCTATCTACTCTATTAGGCATCGATAATCCTATATGTTTCACCATAATTATGTTTTGCCTGTATGCCTGCTTCTTTCTGAATCGTAGTAAACGAATCAACCGCCATACAAACCCAAGGATAATATTCTTGCAAGAATGGAAAATTATCTATATTTAAAAACACATCAGTTGGCCCACCATGAGTTTTTGCTTTGGCAATAAGTTGTTTAGCACCTTCAGGATTTACCATATATCCGTGAGCACCTCCAAAGTATTTTTTCTGAACAAGGCCATCAACTCCTAGTTGTATAGGAGTGTTAAACTTACCATATGAAGGTTTAGAAAACGTCATACATCCATCGAACTTTTCATTTGCTGGAACTTCACCAGTTAGAATAGCATCATGTTCGAAGATTGCAATAACCTCATCATCCTTTACCGACTTTTCCCATAACGCATGATGTGATAGAAATGCAGCCATACAATTATCTGGTCGAGAATATCTTTCATGGAAAAATGATGGTTGTATACCTTTCTTGTGTAAAATCAAGTGAGGGTTATCTTTTGGAGTTGTCGCCCAGTGATGTTCAACATGCAGTCCATGTTTCTCTGCAGACTTAATGCAACGAAACGCTGCCTCCATCGATTTAATATTATCTTCAATAGTAATAACAAATGCTTTCATTGTGAAGTTGTTGAGGGAAGACCCTGAACCCTTGTAAAATATGTTTTCGTTACACCCATATTTGGGATTATTTGTTTACACATCAGTGCATCGTTTGGCCAAAGACCGTGTTCCCGAGATGCTTCAATTAAGTTTTTAGCACCTTCAGGTTTTATTATATATGCTGAATTACCAGCGAGACCTTGCGGGATGTTGAATTCATCAATAGTAGGAACAGGCATAACCCAAACTGGTGATGCTTGTACTATATCATGAAATTTATGAGCAAGTCTTGTCGCTGCCGCTGGACTGTTAATTCCTATGATATCATATTTGCTTTCTAAAATAAGTTTCCAGTCAAGTTTCTCCGTGAACATACAATCATGTTCCATAATCAAAAGAGGGACATCTTCAGTCATACACTTGTACCATAACAACCAATGACTCATCGCGCATGCAATCCTAGCATCTTTGTCTTTGGTTGGATATGCAGACTTAATGAGACCTGTCGCTAAATCTGTCTCCTTACCTTCCCACGGATATTTCCAGTTAAGACCATTGCCAGTCATAACTGTCTTTGCCATTTTAGGAGTGACCGCAGGGAATATTTCTATTTTGATATCATTCTTAAATTTTTTTGAAGTTGATATACAAAGAGCAGCACCTTTTTCGGAGACCTCATTACCTTCAATTGTTATAACATAAGACTTCATTACATTTTACCAAGAACTGTATACCCAACGTTATTCGTATTTCGTTCAATAACCTTCCAGCGAGGATTATTCATACAGAAGTTTTCTAAGCAATTATGCAATTCGCTTGTAGGGCGACAAGTATCATGAGCAACAATATACTTAGTTGTGTTTGGCGCATGAATCATCAATTCTTTTTCCATATGGTATGCTTTATGAACTGAATCAATCATTAGCATATCACAAGCATCAATCGCCCCAAGACCTGTAGAATCAGTTTCTTTAATAACCAACTCAATATTGTTTTTAGAGCAATATTCTGCAGCAATAGGTCTTAGAAATTTATTATATTTCTGCATACTAATATCGACTAAGATCACCTTTTTAGGATTCATTCTCATAGCACATGCAGCAGTACCACCCTGATGAGTTCCAAGTTCCATATAGGTTTTACAATTACCTTCTTTAAAATATTTTACAATCGCTTCGTGCATCGCACAGTAATCTTCACCATGAGCTGCTTCTTGCTGTTCTAAAATTGATCTATAAAACTCTTCTAGTGTTTTAACATGACCGAGTTCAGAGTTAATCATTTAGTTCTCCCAATATTTCTAATACAGGTTCAACGTCTGGAAATTTATCTGGTAAAGTATATATTGGGTTATCAATACTGCTCGGTTGCGTTTCTAATCCAACAGAAGAAAAATAGTCTATAAACTTGCTTCCGTCTCCATGTAATTTTTTACCAGTCACGATATATGCCGCAGGAATACCATAAGCATGTGCGCAGATAATACCGTGTAGACTACTTGAAATCACTTTCTTACATTTAGTTATTTCGCGAGCAACTTCAAGTGGATTGTCATTTACCACATCAATGATTTTATATTCATCTCTCTTACTACCTAATGTCATCATATGTTCGTAGTGTGGAATCAATCCAACTTCATATTCTTTTTCACTCTCATCACAAAACATCGGAAGAAGAAGTGCTGGGTCACAATATATTTCCGGACACTCGCCGCCACACTCAATAACTCTTTGCCTTGTTAGTGGACCTCTCACAAACTTCCAATCGACAAGAGGATTTAAATTTTCCCCCTGTCGAATAATACCCGATCCATAAACTTTTGCCCCAAAAGGAGCAAGTCTAGCAATAGAACCAATGCAGAAATATTCACCTTCAGTATATACATTAGTGTGTGTATATTTAATTCCAAGGAAATCTAATAGTTCTGCAGTTAGGATGTCTCCAAAATTTTGCGGTTGGTCTCCCCAGTAAAACTTTTTCATTGTCTATGTCTCCACTCATTCACTGGTTTATTTACTATATCATAGATCTTATCATCAGTGAGAGTATTCCTACCTCTTAGTTGTATATGTACAAACTGTGTTGTTTTAACTCTGTTATCATGTACAGGTCTTGGATTACCTTGCCCATTATAGTGAACTTGCGAGTTCCATTTTATATCCATTTCACTAAACTCTGTATGCCCCAAAAATGCCATTGCTCCAAGATAGTTTTGATCTAGAGAGTAAAACCTATCCAGACCTGTCATCAAAGATTGATACTCATCGATAGTCGGCCAGTGCTTTTTAGCCAACTCCAATGATTTATTATTATATACTACAACGCCAGAATTGTAAACCCTTAATCGTCCCATTTCATCTCTAGGAAGATTAATATTATATCTTTTTTTCAGACGACTCGCCCACTCTTCATCGTTTTTACCGCAGATCCCACCTGATGCGGCATATCTGATTTCGGGTTGGTGCCATTCTTCCACCATACCGATACCTCTGTTATATTCTTCAAAGATATTATCTTTATATTTTTCAACAGGAAAGATATCCATATCACAAAATAAAACGTTGTCGTATTCCCAAAAGCTCTCGTCATGTATTGGGTGAAAACAGTTATGATAGTGGGAGTTACCAACTCCAATGTCTTTAGCATTATAGAGAACTGTATGATCAGCACCAACATATTCCGCATACATCCTCATAGCATGAGCACTCTTTTTAGCATAGTAAGGAATATCGCCTGTCCAGAATTGATATATCAAATTCTTCATAAGATTCCCCTTTCTACCAGTGCCTGATAGTTTTCCATCTTCGTTCTCTTTGGACCTTGTGGCGTAATCTTAGTACGAACATGAATGAATCCTGCTTTTTCTGGATTTGGCAGAAAACTACATTGGCACCATTTCCTATCCATGTATGGGGTTTTTGGTTTAAAGTCAGTCAACACAGCAAGTCCGTGCATTATTCCTTCGTCTTCGAAGTTCATTACTCGGTTGTATTGATCCATCCATCTATCCACTCCCAATCCTTTTCGTAGATGCTGTCTAGTTTTTTTATCCATCTTATAGATAGCACCACCCCAATAAGGATGATCAATACTCCCATATAAATCATGAGAAATTCTCCTGTGAAGCATCTGCTGAACTTCAGCGTACAATCCGATGCCTTCTACTTTAAACACATTTTCTTCCATACCCACAGGAGCGAACATATCAATATCGACCATGCAAACAGTATCATACTCGTCGAATTCTTCATTTATCATGTAAACTTTTTGGCATGCAGCAGTCAAGTGTGATTTGAATGGTTTACCTGTAATTAGTTTATGCTCGACTCCAATCATCGCAGCATACTTCTTCATATTTATTAGGGATAATTTATCTAAATCCCTCAGTTCACCATCAAAATGTTGTAGAATAATATTTTTCATTTATACCTCGTAGAACATAGAACCCAGTTCCTCTGGAGTTATCGTCTTTGCGGATTTAATATTTTGTAAATCAACCATCGCCTTATATGTAGGAACCTTGTTAATAGGGCATTCCAGAACCACTTGACCTGCTCTTACATTATAATTTGGATTGACAACTTTTAAATTTTTAATACCTGCTGGAAATATCATTCTATCGGTTTTATCTTTTACAACAAAATTACACTCTTGATGTTTATAAATTAGAGGCAACCAAAAGTGATGAAATTTTCTCTGATCACCTTCAAATTCTGTTATGATTACCATTTCGTTGCCTCCACAACAGCAGAGTGTAATGCGCGAATCTTGCCAGGAGTATCGATACCTTTGAAATCTGCTTTACTGCTTTCTTGATATTTCATTTCTTTTACGTCGCTGAATCCTATCTCCTTAAGAGTATCAACCATCTCTTGTTTTTTCCACAGGTAAAGATGCTCACCATTTTGATATAATAAACCGAGAGCGCATTGTTCTCTCTTGCTTCGATGACCATTACCTGCTGCGGCAAACTTGTGCTTTACAACATAGAACGCATGATAATGTTCTACGAATTCTTTTTCATCAGTAGATAATTCTTCGCCGCTTACAAGTTTCTCTACGAACTCATATGGTGGCCAAACTGTGCGGATTACTCCTCCTGGTTTTAGTATCCTGAATGCTTCCTTGAAGTAATTTATTCCTTGATACTTGTAGATATGTTCAATAAAATGCTCTGAGTAAATACCATCAAATTGATTATCAGAATATGGTGTAGGCAGATTAGTAAGGTCTAGATTATCCACACCTTCTCGCTTTTGCAAATTAGTTACAGTCCAGTTTAACCCACGTGGTCTGTCTGCTGCTATTTCTAGGAACTGAGCCATAGTTTACTTCTCCCAAGAGTTTTTTCCAATTTAGGCATACTGAATTTAGTACGAGCAAGGAAGTGATTGATGTTACCATCTGGTTGCCCATTCATCCACTGATATGGCATTCTATTCCACGCAGAGTGAAGTTCAAATACATTGAACTCTGGTTGACTTAACTGTAGATTTACATACATCTGTTCAGTGTATCGAGTGTGTAAAACATAGTTATCTACTGAAGTAAATAACTCTCTCGCCTTCTGCCTACCATTCTTTGTCCATAATTGCAATCCACCATTAAGATATCTAAATCTTTCATCGGGATACAATTCTGATTTCGGAAACATCCAGTCTTTACCGAACAGATGTTTACCATATGCAATAATTCCTCTTTCATATAAAGGAGCATCCATAACTTTTTTCATCCACCCAGCAGGTCCACCTGTATGGACGCCAAGTTCATGAACCATTGCAACATCACAGTCCGGATCAATAGTTTCAAATATATTGAGAGGTGCTTGAACTAACATATCTAAATCAAGTGTTAGGATGCTGTCGTATTTGTCAAAATCCGAATCATAAAATATTCTGAGTGAATCGAGTCTAGGATCCAAGTGATCATAGAATCGAGATACGTCTAGAATATATTCTGCACCACAATATTTTGCGTATGCTTCTGCGGATCGCGATCCAGACTTTGCCCACTCGGGCATTTCAAATCCACCCATATCTGCATCAAATGATTCATAGGGAATGTAATATTGTAAAACTAGATTTTTCATTTTAATTCAAAATTTATATTCCATGCCATATTGACTCTTTGTTTGTCAATAGGATTAGGTTCAACCCAATGTGATAGATAAGAAGCAAACAATAATATATCACCATCTTCTGGTTCAATAAACATATCATTGTGATATGGCCAGTTATATGGAGTGATACTATACTGTGTTTCTAGTGAACGAAAAAATATTCTGCCTGTCCCTTCTGTTTGAAAATACATTACTCCAGACATCCAAGATGGTGAGTGTGCATGAAAAGTATTATCCCCACCTTTATCGTTGGTATTAACCCAACCCCAAAAGTCTACAGGTCCCAAATATTCTTCTATAATTTCTTTTTTCGTATTATCATTATTATTAGGATGCGCGACAACCACGTCTAACATATGCCCTGCAGATTTTTCAACCCAACCCTGAATCATATCAATCGATTCTTCGCTGAGTCCTGGAGTGTAGATATCCTGTTTCATTTGTAATGGTGCACGCCAACAATTATCATTGTTGGATGGTAAAGTTACATCAGTCTGCGCTTTATAGTCTAGAATTTCTTGCGTAATTTTCTCGCAAGTTTTTTTGTCTATAGCATTCTTTATGTGTATCACCGGACAAATTTGTGCGTGATATAATTTTAATTCCATAATAACCTCTAATAACGAAGTAGATAGTCCCAGTCACCTTCAACTCTTATGCAGACCCAATCTCGCTTCATAGTTCTAAAATCATACTTAAATTCCTGCTCTGTCTTTGCGACAAAACATTTATTTAATCCATCAAATATATCTATACTCTCTGCAACAGGATCACCACTTACAACGGTGACCATGACTAGCATCCATTTTGCCATTATTTTCTAGGCGGTGCTGGTTTCTTACCCTTTACAGCATCTGCTCCAAAAAATGCAGCAACCAATACAGATATTGACACAAAGTATGTAGGTGCAATATCACTAATTAGTTGTGCTGCCTTATCTTGTCCAAGTATTGTTGTAATAAGAATAATTGCTGGATAAAGCAACATACCAAATAATGCAAACCAAGTCATTTTTCTCATAGCATCACGTTGTGCATCAGCATCTTCTAGTTCTTTACGTTTAAACTCAAGATGCATCTCAAGTTCTTCAGCGGATATATGCCCATCACCATTGGTGTCAGCATCATCCAAACCCTCGATTGTTTTCTTGTCTACCATTTTCGTACTCCGTAATGATTGCTTCGGCAATTTCATATGCCTCTCGATATCCATTACGAAGAGAATTGGACTTATGTCCTGTTTCAATAAATGTCTTAAGACTATTTATATCAGAACCATAGGACTCTAATTTAAAATCACTAATGACTTCTTCAAATTGAGTTCTTAAGTTCAAAAGTTCTTGCACGTTCAACTGCTATCTCCAATTTACTTTCTAAAACTTGGACATCGTCTTGATCACATTGAAAGACAATACCAATACCACCAGCATCAATCCATCTGCGGATATTATCTGGACGATCATCAACAAGTATGTTTGGTTTACGAGTAAGTTTATTCCAAGCATACTTATGTTTGTTAGAAGTAAAGATCATGTTCTCAATGAGTGGTGGAACATAACCTTTATTTTCTAACCAACGTCGTTTCCAATATGCAGAATTATCGCGGTCACCAGTTAGTGGTGAAGAGCAGATACCCCAATCATCATTAGAGATTTCTTCTACAAAGGTTACGATTCGATTCGATTCTTTGAACTTTGGCAACTGATAAAACCAGTCTGTACCAATTAGAGATGCAAATGCTGCTTCTCTATCATACAAAGATTTCCAATGTTCTACATTGAAGTGCCTTTGAACTGCACCAAAGAAGTCGGCAATCACGCCATCCATATCTAGATATATTGTCATATTATTTACTCCTCACATGAAATTCAATAAGATAGTCAGTCCAGAGACCACGAACCATTTTAAGTTGTGATTCAAGATACTTGATAACTTTTTCGTTTGGAATTGGACGAGCAACTTCATCCATGATTTGCTGTGGAAGCACACGCAGAAAACGCTCAATTGATTCTCTACGACGTTCAGGTGACATCTCCTGAATGTTACGCTTTAACCGAGTTGGTGAAATACCTTTAGACATAATGAACTCCTCTCTTTTCATTTTATACATATATTCTATCATAGTTTTACAGAAAAGTAAAGCTCTTTTTCGTCTTTTTTTTAAATTATTTTAATTTTTTTAATGAAATAATTTTCTCCTATCCCACTCTGCTTTTGTATCGAGTAGGAGTTTGGTATAATTATCTCTATGCTCTTTAAACACGAGAGGTGCCTCATTATCAACGTCCATAATGATTACTGTGTTTGTAATAGGTATACCTGTGCGCTCTTCGAACATAATAGCATAACCAGACATCTGAGCAAAATAATTTGATATATTTTCTTTTTTCTTTATCCGCCGACTAGTTTTAAAATCTATAATAGATTTAACGCCATCAAACTCACCCACACAATCACATCGCCCAGCAAGCCCAAGATGATTAGAGTAAAGAGCCATCTCGAGGCCATTGATGACTCCAAGTCTCTCGTCAAAAATAGACTGAACGTTTTGCAGTGATTGTCTAATGTGCGGAAGATAGTCTGTAGTGTCTTCATTTTTAAGATACCTTTCAATAATCGCGTGGACTTGTGTTCCACGATTTGCAGCACGACTCCCTATTTTATTCGCCTCATCCTCTCCGACTCTCGCTTTCCACTTAGCAATACTCTCTTCTGATAGTATGCTTAATACTGTTGTAATACTAGGATAACGACTACCATCAGGAGTAACATAAGTCCTGCCTGATGGGCGTGTGTCTGTATCCAAATCATCATATCCGAGATCAATCGTTTCATGTATAAACCTCATGTTTTTATTGTATTACCTCTTCCTGAAGTTTTTTTAATTTGATTCAATTTATCTTTGAATCCATCAGGAACTTTACTTTGCAAAGACCCTGCCATAGAAATGAATTTTGGGGGAGTGAGGACTCGTACCACATCATCATCTTCTAACATAGGTGCTAGTTCGTTAAATGTGCAGTTAACATCCCAAGTCTCATTCGTAGAAATTCTTTTTAGTGTGTAGACTGGCATTTCGCACTTCTTTCTGTACTTCTTTTACACGTTGACGCATCCAACTGATAGCAGTACTTATATGACCAGTATCTTGTGGTTGCAATTTACTTTCAGCATAAGCAATTTCATTATATAAAAAATCTAATTTGTCGAGATTATCCATTGAACTTCACTTTCATTTTGTACAACTTGGTTATGAACATATTGCCCTTTACCTGTATATAAGATTTCACTAACCGCAGGATTCGGATCAATCAATTGATTGTTTTCTTCACCCTTATCAATGTAATTCGCACCTGCGACAATTGCGCCAATAATTAGTAATGCTTCCATCATATCACCTCTTCGTTGAACCAGTAAGGAACTGGTCGTTTAGTCCATACCATTTTGAACCGTTCTTGTTTTGTTTTGTAATATGCCCTGTAAGATTTCACTGGATCATTGTAAAACATACACTCAGGATTAGACTGCATTGCCAACTTGAATGGAGTCAATTTACCTGCAGGGATATTCCTAGGATAAGAGTACAATGCCCCACCAAGTTTTCTGGCAGTAGCATGAATCTTACCATATCTGTATGTATACTCATCACAAAGAGCGATGAAGTGATCATACAACCAACGATAATTTGCTTCACTCTCGCGTGCCCAAACACTACATGGATGGTTGAAGTGAACTGCTTTGTAATAGAGAACTTCTGCTTCTAGATCATCCTGACCAAGATATAGGTCGTAATGTTTCACCATCCTCTTACCAGATTTGGATGGATTAAGTGTTACAATACCATCAAGCATTCGATGTGAAGTAGACAGCATTTGCGCTGACTCAACGATCATCTTCACGACGTGTTTGTCGCATTGCATTTGAGCAGCAACAACAGGGTCTTGATGTAAAACAAATATATTCATAATGAACTTCCTATTTCAATTCAATATAGTATTATATCATAATTGTTATGATTTGTAAAGTGTTATTGTAAAGTGGGCATAGGCAATTCGCCCTTTTTCATCAAATATTCTTGTCGCATTCTCCATAATCTTTCTAATACTCTCCGTCTTCGTCTGTCTTTTTGTTTTCTTATTTTCAGCCAATTTTGATTCATAAGGTATAATCTTATTCTTTTTTCTTTAACCTCTTGTTTTTTGATTTGCTGATACAGTTTCTTTTGTTTTAACGGTTTGAGTTGTGGATACAATCGTACCTCTATTGTTAGATGTTAACTTTTGAGCAAGCCTGGAAATGCCTCCTCTACGATAGGTTTTGTTAACCCTTTCGGGGTATTTTTATTTATCATATTAACGCAGATTTTTGCATCCTCAGGATGAATTCCTTCTAACATTCCGAGAAAAATACTTTCTCTTTTGTATGGTTTTACCTGCATTCCTTTACCACCTCTCACAAAATATGTGAACTTAGTGTTTTCTCTAAGAAGATTTGTTGGGTGGTTATGCGGTTCTGAAGGTGTATATGGTACTTCACCTTTCGGTAATAACCATTGTACAGTTTCATCCATAGAACCTCGGATCACGTCTTTGAGTGCCCAAGATTCATTCTTTTTGAGTATAGCAATTTTTTCTGCTTTTGATTTTGCTTTACTCACTTCATCTAAAATTTCGAAAATATATTTTACCATCTATAAAAATTCCTCCACAGATTCAATCAGCATTTTCATATTTTTATTTATAAGATATGGAAACACCTTACCTTTATTGCCCCATGGGTCTTGTGAATTGAAATCCTCTACGATTTTCTCCTTGAGTCTATCAGGAGTTTGAGTTAGGTCAATGAGTTTTTCATTGCGACAATAGTTACGATACCATGATGCGGCATACAATAATTCACCATCAGATAATTCTTCCTTGAATGTTTCAAGTTTTTTCTTAGATAGTGGAGTTTGTCTACGACCCTCTACAAATACATCATCATCAGATAATACATTAGGAACACCATCTCCGGCATCGCCTCTCAATATTTTTTCGATTAAGTTTACTCTGGGAGCATCGTCCTTTACCTCTTTTTTCAACAATGGAGAAAACTGTTTTACATTATCATATTTCTGCAGTTGTTTGAAATCACCATCAGCGGATACAATCATGATGTCCTCATAGTTACCAAACTCTTGAGAGTTCTCCACCAAAGTGCCTATGATATCATCTGCCTCACATTCATCAACATGAATAACCTTGTAAGGAAAGTTTTCTCTAATTTCATCTTTGATCTGATGCATAATACGAAATGCTTCTTCCCAATCAAAGTCAGATTCTTCGCGCGACTTTTTACGATTCGCTTTATATTGCGGATAATATGAACGACGCCAGTTGTTCGCACCATCACAGCAGAGAACCATTTCACCATATTCAGATTTGAACTTTGCATTATACATTCGCAGAGTATTAAGGATCATATGACGAAGCATACCCTCTTCGTTCACTTTGTTAATAACGATTGTCGCGATAGCAATACCGCTGAAGTCTACCAATATCATATTTTCACCACTTTAAAGTCAGGATCATCGTTACTGAGGGCAATCCAACGACTGCCTTCAAGGAGGTTAGGTTGATCAGCATTTAGGAAAGCAAATGGTCCAAGGCAACTACGATGCGCTGTTGTTTGGATTCTAGGTCTTACATCAACAACCGTAAACATATCACCGAATTGCGCGATACGATTTTTACCGTGTCTGGATTTGCCTTTTAATTGTAGACGGTCACCACGTTTAAACATAATATATTCTCCTCTAAGAACACTGCGCTTCAGCACGCATTTCCATCTCTGCTTCGAATCGCTCTACAACTGTTCTCTTCTCCTCGAGCAATCGCTCAACTGCCCAAATTGCCATCCGCTTTTCATCGGAAGCACCTTCGTTCATTGCAATTACAAGATTCTCAAGAACTTGAATATCACGGACTACTTCATTCATAACAAGACTCCTCTTTAATTGTACATATATTGTATCATACAATTACAGAAAAGTAAAGCTCTTTTTTATCTTTTTTTTAAATAAATAAAAATTTTTACCAGATAGTCGAATGACTTTGGATAATGCTCTGGATTAGGAAGGCGATCACCATAGAATTCTTTCAGTTCTTTGATTAGTGTTTCTTCCATTTATTTTGGTTCTTGTTTCGGTAGGTGTCTCGAATGTATTTTACATCCAATGAATTCATTGTAATAGTCATCACGAAGTAAGACGTCATGCTTGAATTGAAGTTTTGCTTCATAGTATGACATCTCGCCTTTTGTTTTACAAAGTATTAAGATCTCTCTTTTGTAACGATCTTCCCCTCGCTGTTCAACGAGTACTTGAAGTTCTTTACTAGATCCATAATATTTTCGCCAGTCGGATTCGACTTTAGTTCGTATCCGTCGAGTTCTTTTACTATTTTTTGGTAATACCTTTGGACGCCAGAAGTTCTTTTTACCGATATATTTTTTATTTGTATCCAGTTCTGTGATAACGTACACAAATCCCTGGTACTCATCTGGGGTTTCATCGAAAGGTTGTCCATCATATATCCACATACAATTATATATTACTTACACAGATCCTCATATTTTGTGCTATACAACCTATGCTTTGACAAATCACCATGATTTACATTAAATATTTTTTGTAAGATTGTCTTAATCCATTGCATCTTCTTCATCCTTCGTTTTATACTGCCATTCATCTGTGTGGCCGACTGACCACTTCGGTTCAGTTTCTACTCTATAGTTTTGTGTACAGACTTTAAAGTCTGGTTGAATTAATTTATCCGGAACTAAACTAGCATCTCTCCAAATAACACGATTGTTAGGTTGGGCAGCGAATTGACCGTTATCAAGTTTTATAATATTAAAAGATTTATGTTCCGGATCATGTTCACTAAAATTTATATCAAGTGTCGATTTATCTCTATGGGCATTATCTATAGTAAAAAGATATTCGCCAGGATGCATCTGTTTATCTTTCCCAAAAAACTCACATCGACTTAACAATGGTTTTTCAACAACAGTTATGTCATAATCAAAGCAATCCCAAAGTTGAAGAACATCAAGAGGAAGATCACCATGATCTGTTCTCCAAACGAATGCCGACAAAGGAAGTTTATCATATAATGCCCCATATTCTGTAAGAAGTGTTTCAAAGTAAAGTGCCTTATATTGTGAAGATTTAACCGATATCCAGATACCAGGAGTATATTCACCATGCCCCTTTTCTAAATCATAAAGATATTCTTTTCTCACCAAAACGTTTTCGGGTGGTAATGGATGTACTAAAAATGCCATATCAAACCTCGGATAAGTCTTCTGCTTCTATTCTTCTGCCGCATATGGGACAGAACTCTGGTTCATCTCCGGTTTCGGAAACAACTATACAGACGCTGTAACATTCTTCACATTCAGTTCGATATTCGTTTCCCACAAGACACCTTTATTTCTTTTTTTCTTTCATCAGTTGCAGTAAACCATTCACGAATCTCTTCTGAAGTTCTACCGCAACCGATGCAAATTGAATTTACCAGAGTGCAGATTTTCACACAAGGACTAGAAGTCAATTTCACAAGCACCGCCAGCACATGCTGCCGCACCCATAGTATCGACGTCTGTAAATACTTGTTCAGTGATATCCCCACCCCAATCTACTTCTTGTAAGTTCTGTTGAATCTTATTCCACTTGTGAAATAGATATGCATCCTTCAAACAATATTCTGCTTTCTTCAAATCACCTTTCAGATAATTGTTAGCAAAGTTTTCATATCTACGATTCCAATCTTGTCTCGCTGAATTTTCTGAAGATTCCAAAGAAATATCTAGACCGAATCCTTGTGCAGTAGAACAAGCATCCCATAAGTTAGGATATACTTTCATAGCATCTACTACAAGTCCTGATGCAAAAATCGCCGCAGGTCCATACTGTTTAATCATCTGCTTTTCATCGATTACTGCAGTGTTCGGTGCTTGATTATAGTCTTTATCACCCATCGCTGATAAAAAAGAAATACCAGAGAATGAATATCTATTCTCGAATACATATTTTTCTACTTCGTCCCAATCATCAACGATAATTGTATTTGACACATTATGACGAACACCCTCATCAGCACAAAGTTCTTCGTTCGTTCCAGCAACAACCCAATGTTTTTGCGCCTTCTTGACAAGTTCCAGATGTTTTACGCCATACAAATCATCTTTGTACATTGAACCTTTATTCGGTACGATAGGATATGAAATAACGACATCTGTACCATTAGCAGACCAAACCGATTCCTCAATCATATAAGGATTTGATTTGATGATTGCTTGAGTGACTTCAGATTCTTTATTCATTTGAATATTACGAATGTACATAG